CCGGATCCCTCCAGGAATTGTTTCCCGCGGCCTCCGGAGAGCGGAATTATGGCTTCCGGGCCAGCTTCACCTGCGATGATTGGTGTTGCTTCGGTGACGATTCCTCCCTTGGCCATCGGCGTATACTGCTGTGCGGAAATAGTAGCCACCTGCACAGCTGTCGTGGCCGCCACGATTCCGGCCATGACATAGCCGGGTATTCCCTCGGTCAGGCATTCAGTGACGGCCAGCGCACCGTTGATCAGCGCTGTTGCGATACTGTTGGCCTTCTCGGCCTCGAAGCTCTTCTGCCGCAGTGTGTTGATTGTGGCAAGACGATCTTTCTCCTCTTCCTCGGACATGTCGCCGGTTTTCTTGTCGCGTTCGAGAGCTTTTTCCAGCTCATCGGCCTGCGAATCCCAGAGCTGCGTCTGAAAATCCACGACGGCTGTTGTAAGGCTTTGGAATTTGTTGATTGCCGGAGTCCAGGTTCCAAGAAAACCCTTTACATTGTCCTGCCAGGTCTTCTCGGCGCCTTCTGACTCATTGCGCAGTTCTTTCCATTTCTTGATCAGCTCGTCCAGGATTTTTATTTCTTCCTCTCCGGCTTCTCCTGACGCTTTCCATGCCTCGGCTTCTGCAATTTTCGCATCGAGCATGGCTCTCTGTGCGGTTGCGGAAAGTGATGCATTCTCCTGAATAAATTCATTGAGCCCGCTTACTGCAGGAGTGAGCTCAGTAAGACCTTCGTACTGCTCCTGCAGGCTGTCTCTGACATCGGTGAGGAATGCAAGTGTCGCCGGATCTGTCGTGTCGGCAATCTGTTTGTCAAGCATGGACAGCTGCTGCTTCAGCTGATCCACCGCCGTGTTGTATTCAGCCAGGTAATCTGTTGGAGACCATCCGTTCTCTTCTGACTCAGCCGGCTCCTCGAAAAGCTTGTCCTTCTTGGCCTGGGTTGTGTCTATAATCTCTCCCAGCTCAAAGTAGATATCCTTTACGTCTTGATATGTAGAGCCCTCGGCCAAGCCAAGGTCTTTTGCTACTTGTGCCGCGGTAGAATAGTCCTGCCCCTCATTGAAGAACATCTTTCCGTCGCTGAAGTGAAAATACTTCTCGATGGCGGCCATATATCCGGCAGCCTCGTCAATCGTTGCCTGATATTGCGCAGCCTGGTATCTTCTGGAAGCATTACCCTGGGCCTTGATGAATGATTCAACAGCACTGGAGACCGAAGCCTCATCTTCGCCGAAATCGTAGCTCCAGGTGGTGCTGGGTACTGTCAGTCCGGTTCTCGCACCGGAAATGCCGTCATACCCTCTGCTGCGGAGCTCTGAATCTATTGCAGACATAACTGTTGCCGCATGGACATTGCTGAAGGTTCCGATCCCTTTCTGCCATCCGAACAAGTTCATTATCTTGTATGCAAATCCGCTCGGATCATTGTTGTTCTGTGCATCATAAGTAGCAGAATCAATCGCCTGGAGCAATTCCGTCACTGAATAACCGGACAGGTCTGTGTGCATATCCCCCTGGATGGCAGTTCTGATTTCCGCAACGGTGGAATCAGAGTGTTGCTCAATCCAGTTGGAAATCTTCAGCAGTTTGCCGTACAGGGTCTCAAGTGCAGGGGAGATGGTATCCAGAAGACCTTTGCCCAGTCCCTGTTTGATATCTCCCCATACATTCTTTATCTTGTCGAGCGTGCCGGTGGGCGTATCCGCCACAGCCTTGGCAACTCCTTTATATTTTGCTTCGATTTTTTCCAGGACAACAGCCTGGGCGCCATAGAGATCATTGGCATCCTGAAGGGCCTTGACCTGCTTGATTTCTTCATCTGTAAAAGCTATTCCCTGCCTTCTGAGGCGGGAAAGGCCCTGCTCGGGATCTTGCAGGGCATAAGCCATTGTTGAGGCTGCAGAGGGTAGATCTATTCCCATCGCCTCGGCCAGATCTGCAGATGCTTCCAGTGCACGCTGCAGTCCGTCCTTATCCAGCGCCTGTGTGGCGATCAGGATCTTCTCTGCCGAGAGAACGGATTCATCTCCGAATCTTGTGACGCTTTGCAGTGCAGACGCATACTTCTTGAGATCACCTATGTTTGTTCCGATCTGATTGTCTGTTGCCTTGAGAACAGCCTGAAGCCTTGCTTCCGCCAGTTCCTGTTCTCTGTAGACGTCAATACATTCCGCAGCTGCAGAGACAAAGGCTTTGACTGCGACGACTGCGGCTGCGATTGCTCCGGCAGCTGCTACGGCCGAAGAGCTCATGCCCCCTATGCCGGTAGCTGCAGAAGATGAAGCGGAGCTGGTTTCCTTAGTCTCCCTGTTCAGTCTGGCGACTTCTTTTTCCAGCTCCGCTATTCTTTTCTGCGCATCGGCGGTCTGGGCCGTGAATTTCATGTTGATGCTGGATTCTGCCATACCGCCTCCTTACAGCGTCACCTTCGGGTGATATATCTGATCCACGGCCACAAGTTCCTGCACAACGTCCACATACGGTGCAGGATTCATTGCCCATGGACCATAAGGCCATCCGAGCCTCTGAAAATTCCTGAAGGCTTTCAGATCCTCGATGGCCTCTTGATCTTTGAAATACTCCGGAATATCCCAGACATTCACCCACTGTCCGGTTTTAAGTTTTACCTCCCTGTCCGCGTCGCCGGAGGGCTCGAACTCTGCGGTGTAGCCCTCATCGACCAGTGCGAGCAGGGTGGCTATTCTTTTTTTCGCGCAAAACTTCCCCTCATATCGGCAACAATGTCCACAGCAACCGCGCGGATCAGGCTCAGTGTCCCCGTAGTTTTCAGGACTTCTTCGGCTTTGATGCCGTTCTCCCATCCTTTGATGTCGGCGCTGCGGACTTCCGTAACGAAGGTCGTAAACATCTTAGAATCCGGCCACTTATTGACCGTTGTGGTCTCTGCTTCACCCGCATCCGGAATCCGGTAGCTGACTTCCACAAGAGCCTCCGGTGAAGAATACTGACGTTTTTCTTCCCTCTTGAGTGAAATCATACCGCCTCCTTATGCAGCAGCTGCCAGAGCTCTGGAGCCCTGGAAGTTGAAGCTGATGGTGATCTTGTCGCCGTGCGATCCACCGATGGTTCCGTTGCTGATCCATGCGATTCCGGTCAGCGTAAGCGATGCGGACACCTTGAACTTCAGCGTCACGCTTGTCGAAGCGTTTGCGCTGATCAGGTTGTCGATGATCGCCTTCTGGCCGTTTGTGTCACCGTAGTCGAATGTTCCGGAGAAGGATCCTGACCAGCCCTTGGCTGTGCCGATGAATTCTTTCCACTGATCTCCGAGAGAGGAGACCTCCGCGGTCCCTGCCTCGATGCTCAGGCTGAAGTTGTCGATGTAGCCGATTTTGCTGGAACCGAGATCAACTTCGCCGTCTTTTCCTGCCAATACCATACGTGGCCTCCTTAAGATTGATATGTGACCGATTTGGTGGCCACATCGGAATTTTCATAACCGTCCAGGACGGCTATAGCCTTGAGAGTAAGGTCTTCGGTGATGTCGAACTCATCCTCATACTCCGTGCTTGATGTTGTCGGAGTATCACCGTTGCTGGTGTAGTAGATGGTCGCTCCGGAGCCCGCTTCCATGGTGATGGTGTTGCCGGTCTGTCTGATGACAGGCGCGGCCATCTTCTTTGTGAAGCCACCGGTACCCTGAAAGTTGAATGATATGGAGATCTTGTCTCCGTGCGTTCCGCCGATGGTGGCATTGGACACCTCGGCCGTGCACACAAGAACAAGGCCCATGTTTGTCTTCAGATCGAGGGATACTTCTCCGCCGTCGTCCAGAAGCTCGTCTACGATTGCTTTCTGGCCGTATGTGTCCCCATAGTCGAATGTTCCGGAAAAGGATCCGCTGAAACCCTTGGCTGTACCGATGAAGGTTTTCCACTGATCCTCGAACTCGCTGGTCTCGGCGGTTCCCTGCTCGATGTTCAGGGAAAAATTGTCGATGTAACCGATTTTCTTGCCGCTCTTCTTTATGCAACCGTCTTTTCCTGCAAGTACCATCTCAGTCCTCCAGATATACTTTCTTGTTTCCAGGGCGGTCCTCTGTCAGCTTTCCGCCGCAGTACGGACACTTGACCTGGATGGTCTCAAACCTCTTGCCGCATTTCATGCAGCGCTTGGGTCTTGCCTCATTCGGCTTCTCAGCTTTAGGCATACACATACCCTCCCACGTCCACTTCACATGTGAACCTGATGCCGGCCGTGTAGACATTGCCTGTGCAGCCGGGTCTTATCTCCGCTCCGTCCAGGACCTGCAGGCAGCTGCCTCCCAGCGTCCAGTCGGATCTTATTGCATCTTCCAGGATGTCCTGCCAGATGCGTCCCGTGGTCTCCAGTGTCGCCGGATCCCCGGATTGTATTCCCACATAGATCAGGACCTCATACTGTGCCGTATAGGCCCCGGTGACGGTTCTCCCGTCAATCATCACGATGCAGCCCGGATAATGCGTGAGACCGGAGATGACTCCGGCATATCCGTCCTGCCACAGGATGATGTCCTCTATCTCTGCTGCTGCCGCTCTAGCGGTGAAGAAGCTCTTGAGATAGGTCTGGAGGCTTGTGATGAACGTCTCCTCCCGGTTCCTCATTTCTTACCTCCGTTTAGGGCCCACTGCAGGCCCTTGTCTACGTTCCGGATCACGTCCTTCTGGACTTTGTCTCCAGCTGTGAAGGCCCGGAATGCGGGCCTCATGAATTCATGGCCAAATTGCGCATAGGCACCCTTGGCCCATCGTCCGTGGAAATTCAGGTTTCCCAGGATTCCCACGCCGGGACGGACCGAGTAGTAGATCTCGTCCGTCTTGTTCTTCCGCCGCTTCCTTGAGGGGACAAACGGCATCAGGCTGTTGAACGTCTCTCCGGTCACGCGGTTGATTGCGTTTCCGGAGATCCAATACCCGCGGACATATTCCGCGAACTCGTTGGCGTTATGGTTCAGGACGTAGTTGATCCACACCGGGAGATACTCTTCCGAGACTCCCATGGATTTGGCCAGCCTCGTCAGCTGGTCGATTGTGCTCTGATCAACGGCAACAAGCTGGTCGCTCACAGCATCAGTCCTCTCTTGAACCGGTTCAGGGCGGTTCTGACGGCTTCCGGAAGCATCTTCTGATCCAGCTGCTCCGTGCCTCCGTCAGTCGTCCTGGAGATCACGCCGACCTGTTTGGAGCTCTCCAGCTTGGCCATCTGCTGCACTGTCATGGCGATTGCCTGCTTGAAGAGCTCCGTTTCGGTAAAGCTGCAGACATAGGTGACCTTCACGTTCTCGACGCCCGGCTTCGTGCCGTCGGCGATGACAAGCTTCAGCCCCCTTGTCTCAAGACGGTAGGCACCCGATTCGAGCGCCTGTCCGTTGACTTCTACGGATGTGATGGATGACACCGGACCGTGGGTCAGTGCGAACGCCCTGGCGCCGCCGTTGAAATACTCAGTGACGTTGCCGGTCTCGATCCCGCACTCCTGGATACACATCTCCTCAGCCGCATCGAGCAGCGCCTGGTAATATGTGTTCATCGTATCGGGGAAACTCAGCTGGCCTCTCAGCTTCAATTCTGCCAATGTCATCGTGCTCATCTATCATCCCTCCGTGTACTCGACTTCCTGCTCTGCAGCGTCGCTGTCCACATAGCCTTTCAGCTTCGCGTAAGCCTGCACTGTGACGGTCTCTGTGATTGCAACCGCCGCGCTGTACTTACTCCATGAGCCGCTTGTTCCGAGCCTGTAGTAGAGATCAGCATCTACACCCTCATCGTTTCCTTCAATGGTGAAGCTGTTCTCTCCCGGCGTTATGGTCGGTGCGGTAAGCTTGGCCACCGTGACCTCCTTCGTGGCTACGGAACCCTTGCTGGTTCCCACGAAGGAAGCCACCTTGAAGGTGGTGGTTCCTGCAGTGTTCAGAGTCACTCCGGCGCTGGGCCATTCGGAATCTGTGCTTACAGGATCCACACCTGTGGTCGTATAACGCATGGTTGCGCCGATGGCGCCCTCATTGTTCACGGCCGTGACCTTCTTGCCGCCCGTAACGTCAGTCACAGTTACGGTCGGTGCGGCACTTAAAAATCCGTCTTCAGGGCCACGAAGGCATCGAGAAGAGCGGGCTTTCCGTCAGCCCTCATGTCGGCGACGATGCCGATCTGCCTGTTGGCTGCATAGGTCTCTGTGAGGATCTGTGCATCCACATCCTGTCTGACGCCGACATGGTAGTAGGCCAGGTTGGCTGCGAGGACAGGGATGTTGCCGTCGGTACCCATTGCGGGCATCTGGCTGCAAATCACGACGTCCATGCCCCAGATGTTCTTGAGCGGCTGGTTCTGGTCGAAGATGTACTTGCCGTCATCCTTGAACTCGTGGATGTAGTCGGCAGTTGCCTGTGCCATGATGATCACGCCGCCTTCTCTGTACTCGCCGAGCTTGGACAGGACCTTCTTGAGGTTTGCCCAGGTGAAGTTTCCGGAAGCCGTGCTGTCGGTGATGATATGCGGTGTGTCACTCTCAGCTGCGAGGGCCGTGAGGATACCGGTGATATGGTCGTTGGCCGAACCGGTTCCGGAAAGGATCTCGCCGTCAAGCTTCTTTGCGAATGCCTTGCCCAGGGCATTGATGACCCAGTCGACGAAATCCACAGCGGGATCGTTGGCTGCTTCCTTGCTGATCTTTGTCAGACCAGCGAGGGAATAGGCGCCCAGGGTAACCGGAGCGAGGGCCGGTGTGGTCTCGCTGACGCTTCCTGCCTCTGCGACATAATTGACGCTGGCCTCTGTGCCTTCGACTGCGAAGACATAGTTTCCGGTGAGGTTGTGTCTTGTGACACGTCCTGCCAGACGACCGTAGTCATTGAGCTTCTCGATGATGCCTGTGGCGATCTCGGTCGGAACCAGAGAGGAATAGGTTGAACCGACGGCAATGGCCTCCATGACCTTCTTTGCCCACTCGCGGGTCTCCTTCTTGTATTTCTGGTTCTTCTCCTCGGTCTCAGCAGGCTTCTGGCCCTTGGCCTTGAGCTCTGCGGCCTCGATGGCAGCAAGCTGCTCGCTGACCTTGCCCAGCTGCTCTGAGAGGTTGTTGTATGCCTCGACGTCCTCTGTCTTGGCGGTCTCCATGAACTTTGCGAAAGCTTCCTGGACCTTCTTCTCCAGCTGCTCCTGCATCTTCAAAAGCATTTCCTTCTTCATTGTTTCATCTCCTTTTCAAGATTTTCGAGAAGTTTTCCTTTGCCTTGGTCTTTGCCGCCTCTGCCACTGCAGGGTCCGGATCTCCCATCGGATCACCGGCCGGATTGTCCTTCGGCGCCTGATTGTTCTCGTTTTTAGGCTTTGCATATACCAGCCCTGCGGGCATGGCCACGAAATCCAGGTACCGGACTATCTCATAGTCCTCCTGGATCACTCCGTTCTCGTCTATCGAGCCGTAACCGACGGAAGAGACTCCGATTGGGAGCCCTGCCTTGTACAGCTCGC